TAGAAAATGGTGTTGTATATAATGTATACAAGAATAATATTAGATTAGATGATATAAATTATCCTAGTAATCCTACTAACCCTAATGCTGTAATGACTAGTATTACAGGAGACGGAGTAATACAAGAAATTGATATAGATGGACTTGGCATAGCATCAAAAGACGATGACATTTTTATAATAAGAAAAACAACAAGTGACGGAAGTTTTAAACCTGATCCTGCAAGTTTCGATACACAACTTACAGGTGGAGCATTAAGTTATAGTAATGCAAAAGGTATAGATGCAAGTGATATTATTGTAGATGGTGATGGATTCATTACACCAATGACAACAACTGGTCCAGAAGAATTAGTTCCAGGCAAAATTTCAGACACAGTAGATATTCAAGTGTATCATAGACCAGATGATGGCACAAGCAATGTACAAACACAGTTTTTCCAAACTGATGGAGTCACACAAACTTATAATATAGGCATACATCCGCATAATAGCGAAGCAGTTTTTGTTACATTAGATAATGTAAGAGTTGTTAATACTGATTATACAATCAACTATGTAAATGACACAATTACTTTTACAACTGCACCAGTCACAGGAAAAGTATTAAGTATTGTTTGCTTAGGAGTAAGTGGACAGAAAATTTTAGATATTAATAAATTTGTTGCAGATGGAAGTACAAATACATACACAACAAACATAAAATATCAAACAGATGTAAGTCATTATGTAACTATTAACGGTGAGTCAATTACTTCTAGATTATCTGAAGATGAAAATAAAAACTTTGTAATTACATTTGATACAGCACCTCAAGCAGGACAAGTTGTAGATTATGGATTATTTTATACAACTGCTAAGAACTTTAGTGCAACAAATGTTCAGACACTTGTAGGAGACGGATCAACTACAATATTCGATGTTAATCCTGCACTTGTAGGTGGATTACCAACAGCACAAAACGCTATTGTTGAAGTTAATAACAGTATACTAGATGCAGGTTACAACACTGAATTTACAATTACTAATTCGGCAACTAGAGAATACAAAATCCAAGAATGGCAATTTTTTGCTAACAGCATCAGAGGTGAAGATATAGAAGTATATTTAAATAATGAACTGCTAACAAAAAATGTTCAATATAGATGGGATAGCACAAATAATAGTGTAAAACTTTCAGCAGGAATAGGTGCAGTAAATGATACACTAGATGTATTTTTTAGTGTTGATGGAACATATGCATTTGGTTATGTAGGTGTAGGTGCAGATAGTTCAACTAAGTTTTTACAAGATAGAAGTAAAATTTACTTCGATACAGCCCCAGGTTTAGGAGAGTCAATTAGAATTACATCATTTAGTAATCACGACTTACAAGATATTGAGCGTATAAAATATGATCTTGTAAGTAGAGTTACACTTGTTCCTGGTACTACAAACTTCAAAGAATATATTAATTTAAGTAATGGACTGGTAAAACTTAGAAGACCATCACAAGATTCAGAGTATGTTTGGGTAATTGTAAATGGTGTTAGATTAGCACCAAATGTTGATTATTATGTACCTGAAGACAAACAGCATGTAAAAATTCTTAAAAAACTAAGTGCTAATGATCAGATTGAAATAATACAGTTTGGTGAAGAGCAACTTGTACATAGATTTGGATTCAGACAGTTTAAAGATATACTGAACCGGGTTCACTACAAGAGACTCGATGATAGTAATAAGTACAAACTAGCACAAGACCTTAATTGGTGGGATACTAGAATAGAACTAGTAGATGCTTCAAAATTACCTGAACCAGGTAAAAAGAAACAAATTCCGGGTGTTGTGTTTATAAACGGTGAAAGAATTGAGTACTACGTGAAGCAAGGCAATAGTTTACGTCAAATTAGAAGAGGTACATTAGGTACAGGTGTAAACACATTTATTGCTTCAGGAACGTCTGTAATTGATCAAAGTCCAGGCGAAAATATGCCTTATGCAGATCAGACACTTACACAGGTGTTTACAGCAGATGGTACTACAGCATCATATGAATTAGACTTTACTCCTACAAAAGGTGTTGATGAGTTTGAAGTATTTGTTGCTGGAAACAGACTTCGTAAAAATGCGATAAGTAGTTATCAAGTAGACACTAAAAATAGTGCAGGAAACTTTGTAACTAGATTTATTGCACAAGATAGTGCTGAGGGTGACGTAACATTGCCAGTGGAATTCACTTTAAGTGGTAGTACATTGAATTTAGCAGTTACACCAGAGCAAGATCAGAAGGTTACGGTGATTCGACGAGTGGGTCAAACATGGTCAAACGCAGGAGAAAGCCTGGTTGATGCAGAAAATGACGTTGCACAGTTTCTTAAGGCAAGAACAACGGAATTACCTAAATAAATACAGTAGCAGTGAGAGAAAACATGACAGACAAATTAAATGATAAAAGCGGAGTAGTAGTTAAAGGACACATCAAAATACATGATCCTAATACTGGTGAAGTGTATGTTGATAAGCGTAATGCTATCCACTATGAAAATATGAGTATTGCTCTTGCAGAAAGCCTTGCAAATCAAGGTCAAGGCATGATATATGAAATGAGTTTTGGTAATGGAGGAACAAGTGTTGATCCAACAGGAGTAATTACTTACCTTACACCTAACTCTACAGGAACAAATGCAAGTTTGTATAATCAAACATTTACAAAAGTAGTAGATGATAGAAGCACAAGCAACACAGATCCTGTAAGAAACAAAACTGAAACACGTCATGTAAGCGGAACAAACTATACTGATATTGTTGTAACTTGTTTATTAGACTACGGTGAACCTGAAGGTCAAGATGCATTTGATACTGCTACAGATACAGAAAACCTTTATGTGTTTGATGAATTAGGACTTAAAAGTTATAATCCATCGGGTTCAGGTAGATTAATAACTCATGTAATTTTCCACCCTGTTCAAAAAAGTTTAAACAGATTGGTTCAAATTGATTATACAGTACGTGTACAAAGTTTGTCAGGAGTTTAATAGATGCCTTATACAATTAATTTCACTGACGTAACAAACAAAGGTAGCATCACAGTTGAAGATAATGATATCAACGTATCAACTAGTTTAAGTCTAGTTGGACGTAATACAACAAGTTATGGTGTTGAATTTAATCAAAACTTTTTAAAACTCTTAGAAAATTTTGCAAACACAAGTGCGCCAACTAATCCAGTTGAAGGACAATTATGGTATGACACAACTGCTGGCGGAGAACAGTTAAAAGTTTATGATGGCACTACTTGGGTAGCAAGTGGAGGTTTGAAAAAAGCAATTAACGAACCAGGTGCGGCACAATCTATTACTGGAGACTTATGGGTTGACACAGACAATCAACAATTATATTTGTACACAGGTTCAGGTTGGACATTAATTGGTCCTGATTATGCTGGCGGACTTAACACAGGTGTTAGTCCTGTAAAAATTATTGGTCAAGACAATATTGAATATTCAGCATTACAAGTTGAAATAAGTGCAAAACCAGTTGCTATTATAAGTTCAGATACATTTACTCCAAGAGCACAAATTAATGGCTTTAGCCAAATTAATCCAGGCGTTAATTTAAGCACAGCAGATATTACAGGTGACGGCGCTCCAAGATTTTACGGTCCAGCAGAGCAAGCAGAAAATTTAGTTGTTGCAGGAGCAAAAGTGCCAGCGGCAAATTTCTTACGTGGCGATGTTGTAAGTACAACAACAAGTCAATTAAAAGTAAACACAGATGACGGTATTATTTTAGGTAGCGGTAATCAACTTACATTAGGTGTTGAGGGACAAGCAGGTGTAATAAGTCATAACACAAGTGGATCAAGTTTAGACATTCGTGTTAATGATGGAGGAACAACAAAAACAGTAATGCGTGTTGATTCTACAACAAATATTGGTGTTAATAATACAGCCCCAAGTGAAGCATTAGACGTAACAGGAAATATAAAAGTAAGCCAAGGTATTACTATTGACGGAACTACAGCAAGTACAAACTTTGGCACAGGAAGTTTAGTAGTCAAAGGTGGCGCAGGTGTTGCAGGAGATTTAAACATCGGTGGTACAATAAATGTTTTAGGTGATACAGAAACAAGAAACGTTATTCCAGATGTTACTAATTCAAGAACTATTGGATCTTTAGCAAACAAATATCAAGGAATATATGCAACTAACTTTTATGGCAATGTAACAGGTAACATCACAGGTCAAATTAGTGGTAGAGCAGGTAGTGCAGATAAAATATCAAGTGCTACAAACTTTACAATGGCAGGAGAAGTAAGTGCGCCTACTATAATCTTCGATGGTCAAACTGGAGGAACTACTAAAACATTCCAAACAACTATTGCAAATAGTTTTATTAGTAACAAAACTTACACTAATGGCGCAGATGCTAGTGATGAATTTTTATTAAACAGAGTTCAAGGTCAAGTTGGATTGTACAGAATTAGTAGAAGAGATTTACTATCAACAGTACCAGTTAATCCACCCGGAGTTATGATGCCTTATGCAGGAACTACTGCTCCTAGTTTTTGGTTATTATGTTACGGACAAGAAATACTTCAAGCAGACTATCCAGAGTTATTTGATGTGATAGGATTTACGTACAAACAACAAGGACTACTTAGTGATGCAGGTGTTGCAAGATTTGCTTTACCGGATATGCGTGGTAGAACTGTTATGGGACTTGACGATATGGGCGGAACAGGTGCTGGCAGAATTTCAGGATTACAAGGTAGTGAACTTGGTAATACTGGCGGTCAAGAAACAACTACTATTGGTCAAGTTAATTTACCAGATCACGAACACGACTTAGTTGTTGAAGGTACACAGTTTTACGCAATACTTGATGCACAAAAAGGTGTTAATAGTCCAACATCATCAATTATTTTTGATGCTCCAACAGGGCAAAATGCAGGGCAGGCTGTAACAACAAGTGGAGGAGTTTCTGGAGCAACAGGGCAAGCAATGGAAACACTTAATCCGTTTATGTCCTTAAATTACATAATTTACACAGGGAAAGTTTAATGGCGTATAAACTAAACAAAACAGACGGCACGTTACTAGTAGATTTAATTGATGGAACTATTGATGTTAACAGTACATCGCTTACATTAGTAGGTAGAAATTATACAGGATACGGTGAAGCATTTAATGAAAATTTTATAAAACTACTAGAAAATTTTAGTAATTCTAATAGTCCAACTAATCCTATAAAAGGACAACTTTGGTTTGATACAGGTGAAGCCCGTGTAAAAGTTTATGAAGGTACATATTTTAAATATGTTGGTGGACCTTTTGTACAAAAACAACAACCTGCTATGGTTGCTGGTGATCTATGGATTGACAATGTAAATGATCAGTTATACTTTTTTGATGGATCAGGTAATCCTACATTAGCAGGACCGGTATACAAATCAAAACAAGGTGAGACAGGATTTAGAATTGAAAGTGTTCTTGACACTCAAGACAGAAGTCGTACACTTGCAAGTTTATATTTAGGTAATGGTACTGATGGTTCAACAGCAAGAGCCGCTGTTATTAGTAATGTTGAATTTACCCCAGCAGTAGGGTACACAATAGATGGTATTACAGGTAATATCAAAAAAGGTATAAACGTAATTGACAAAGATAATTTTATATTTGAAGGAACAGCAGATGCGGCAAAGGCATTAATAAAAGCAGACGGTACGAAAGTTGGTGCTGATAACTTTGTAAGTTCAACAACAAATAACACTATTACTGGTTCTCTAACAGTTAGTAATTCATCAGGGGTTACTATAGGACCTAATGCTAACCAAACTTTAAGTATTATAGGTAATTCATTTGTTACAGCGAATGCACAATTAGATGAAAACTATGCAATAAGAGTTACAAGTACAGCCGCAGGGGCACAACAAATTGATGCTGTATTCATAGACGCGGCAAATAAACGTGTAGGTATTTTTGATAACACACCAGAGTATACATTAGATGTTACAGGAGATATTCGTGTAACAGGAAATTTATTAGTAGAAGGATCTAGTGCAAGTATAGATGTAAGTAATTTAAGAGTAGAAGATAAACAAATTGAACTTGCTATTACTAGCGATAGTACACTTTTAACAGATGCAGGCGTAGACGATGCTGGTATGGTTATAAGAGTTACAGGAGCAGACAAAAAATGGACTTGGATACAAGCAACTAATAGTTGGACAGCAACAGAAAATATTAATGTTACAACAGGTAACGAATACAAAATTGCAGGATCATCAGTACTAAGTGCTACAACATTAGGAGGCGGTGTTACAGCATCTAGTCTTACAAGTGTAGGTACTCTAACAGCATTAGATGTTGATAATATCAATATTAATGGTAGTACAATTACAGGTGCTAGTGGACTTACGATTAACGGAAACGGTGACGTAAATTTAGCAAATCAAAAAATTACTGCTTTAGCATTACCAACACAAGCAACAGACGCGGCATCAAAACAATATGTTGATGAATCAATTTCAGCGGCGGCTATTTCATTTAGTATGGATATTACAGGATTGAATGATACACAAATTGGCTTGGTGCTAAACGACTTAGTTAATGCAAGTACTGTTGCAAACGGTACAACTGCAAAAATTCACTGTACAACACTTGGCGGTGCAAGTGTTACAGGTATTGATATAACAGCAGTCACAACTAAATCGTTTATAGCAGTAGACGCCGCAGGAGTCCAAAACGAATCAGTGTTACAAGATGTTGGTTTTGGTAATGCAACTGGATCAGTTACAGTTAGTGTAACAAGATCATTAAAGGAATACGTCACATCAGGTGGGAATTGGACATTTAGCCAAAACCTTACATCTAGTGTGTAAGATAAATATAGTTATAATTAAAGGGTTGAAACATGGCTTATACAATTAACAAATACAACGGAGCAACACTAGTAGTAGTGCAAGATGGCACCGTTGATCTTACAACAGATTTAACATTTGTTGGTAAGAACTATGCCGGATACGGCGAAATACAAAACGAAAACTTTTTGTTTTTGTTAGAAAACTTTAGCGGAACATCACAACCGCCTAAACCAGTTAGCGGACAGATATGGCATGACTCAACAAATGGAAAAATTAAATTCTACGATGGTTCAAAGTTTAAAACAACAGGCGGTGCAGAAGTTTCAACCACACAGCCTGCAGGTTTAACAGCAGGTGACTTTTGGTGGGATTCAGGAAACAGTCAATTATATACATATAACGGAACATCATTTGTATTAGTTGGACCGCAAGGTGCTGGTTCAGGTCTTACACAGATGCAGAGTAAAACAATTCGTGATGTTGCAAGCATAAACCATAGTGTAATTGCCGCAACAATCGAAGATGAAATTATCTATATTATAAGCGGACAAGAATTTACTATTGACGGTACTGATCCGTTAAATGCTATTACAGGATTTGATGTAGTCAAGAAAGGTTTAACACTTGTTAATACAACCGATGCAACTAATGGAGTTACAACACCTGTAGGACATTATTATTGGGGAACGGCAAGTAATGCTTTGAAACTTAATGGTTTAGAAGCAAGCAGTTTTGTACAAAGTACACCAGGAACTGCAACTGAGTTTGAAGATATTGTAAGATTTCCAGATGCAGGTGTTACAATAGGTGATCAAAACGATTTACACATTTATATTGAAAACGGTAACCAAGGCGTAATTGCAAATGAAGTTGGTACAAATAATATTATTAGATTTAAAACAAGTAATGCAAATAGTGTACAAACAAATAGTGTAGTTATTCAATCAACAGGAATAAATCCAGGTGCAACAAGTACATATACATTAGGATCAAGTATTGCAAAATGGTCAAATGTTTGGGCAGATAATTTTCAAGGAAATGCTTCTAGTGCAAATGCTATTAGATTTAATAGTGCAGATTATGCAGGAGACACAAGTGCTATTGCAAGCACAACAGCATTAAGAGATAGTTCAGGTGATTTACATGCTAATTTCTTTAGAGGAACAGCAACACAAGCACAATACGCAGACCTTGCAGAGAATTATGAAACAAACGAGCATTTACCAATAGGAACAGTAGTAGCAGTAGGCGGAGAAAAAGAAGTTCGCCCAGCAAAAGTAAGTGATTTTGCTATAGGTGTTATTTCAGAATCACCAGCATATTTAATGAATAGTATGTCCGAAGGACAGGCAGTCGGCTTAAAAGGTCGTGTGCCAGTAAGAGTAAAAGGTCCAGTATCAAAAGGACAAGCAGTTTATGCATGGCAGGACGGTGTTGCTTCAACTATTGCTAGTAACGGATTAGTAGGTGTTGCATTAGAATCAAGCACTTCTGATACGGAGCAGTTAATAGAGTGTGTTTTAAAAGTATAAGGAAGCAGGCATGGCAGTTGGCGATTTAATAACAGCCGCAAGATACAACAATGCACAAGGAAGAGTAAGTGCAATCCTTGGCAATGGATCAGGTAACGAAGGTTATGGTCAAACTGTAACCAGTGGGCAAGTATCAAGCAATGTTGTAATAAATGCAAGCCACGTTAATGCTATGTTTACAGATTTAAACAAAATTTTTGTTCACCAAACAGGTGGTGCTCCAAATTCTATCGCAGAAGTTGAGGTAGGAGATTCGGTTGCTGAAGATACTAGTGGAGCAGATACAAAAGAAGGTTTCAAAGACTACGAAGATTTTATTAGTATAATAGAAACAGTAGGAAATAGATTTAGATTAGCATCAGCACAAAGTAGTACACTGAATAACGCTGAAGTAATTCAACGTAGAAATCAATGGACAGCACCAATTGAATGTGAGTTTCAAGTAGCGTTTGCAGATAGTGATGCACGTAGACATTTTTTTAATGCTGGTGGATCGCTTACTTTTATAAGTTCATTAAGTAATACTCCTACTTCAGGAGATAGTGTTGCAAAAAGTCAAGACTGGGCATCTATACTTGGAAATGCAGGAACAGTAAGCATGAATTATCAAGAAACAACAACATCAGGAACAGGTGTTGTACAAAGTATTGGCAATTTTGACTTAACAACTTCGTATCAAGAAATATATAGAAAATCAGCAACAGGAGTGTATGGTAATAACAACTACATTCTTCTTGCTAAGGCGCCTACTAGTTCTACGATTAGTGTAAAATATAGTTTTTTTGACCATAACCCAGGTGGTTTTAAAATTGATGAACCAGTCCAAGGATTATTAGAAGCCAAAATAGGATTTGTAAGAGCAAGTGGGTCTTTTGTTGATACACCGGCGCCAGCATTTTCGGCTACAAATAGTCTTTGACATAATTAATAAAGTATAGTATAATTTTTACTATATAATTGGAGAAGAGTAAATGGCCGTTGGTGATTTAATTACCGCAACTAGATATAATAATTTGCAAACAAGGGTAGAAAATATCCTTGCTATTGGATCTGGTAACGAAGGATATGGAGAAAATACAGCAAGTTCACAAGTTGCTGTAGGCAATATAGTCACAGCCACACATTTAAATCAACTTTTTACTGATATTGATAGAATAAGCCGACACCAAACAAATCAAAGTTCTTCAGGAACAATCGCACAAGCATTAATAGGTGATTTAATTGCAGATGAAACAAGTGATAACCCAGATGGAGTTTTGAAAGGTTTTGCTGACTATGAAAATACTATGTCTGTATTGGAAAATAATCCAAATAGATTTAGATTATCAGCATTACAAAGTACCACAGGAACTGACCCTGACACATTAACATTTGGACCTACACAATGGAATCAGGAACTTAATGGTTATTTTAGAGTAGTGTTTTCAAGTGCAAATGCTCGTAGGCATTATTTTAATGCTGGCGGAACAATTACATTTGTCAGCAGTTTATCTAGCACAGCATCAGGCGCTAACGTTGCAAAAACAAATGACTGGGCAACAATGCTTTCTAATGCAGGCACAGTATCATTTGGTTACAATTATACTTCCACAAGTAACAGTGGTACAGGTAGTGCTATAGGAAACTTTCAATTAACTTCATCAGAACAGCAACTTTTTAGAAAAACAGGTAGTGGAGTTTACGCAGATAACAACTATTATATTAGAGGCAAAGAAGTAAACAGTTCTACAATAGAATTCCGTATACGTATGGAAGAAGCAGACACTGGTAATACTTCTGGAGCAAAAGGTGTTGTTCCAATTGACGAGTATGTAGTAGGCAATCTTACTACTACAATGGGATTCAAAAGAGCCAGTGGTGTATATGTTGATACACCATTACCTCAACTCAATAGACAATCCAATTTTAGTGGTAGTTAATACTTGACTTTTTAGTCGATCTGTCATATAATACTGCTATATGGAGAAATTATGGATCAACGTCTTAAAAAAGCATTAGAACATGCAGATTACGTTACAACATTTAAAAACCAAAAACGCATATTACAAGAAAAGTATACAAAAGAATGCACTGTCTATTATGAAGGCGGGCAATTTACTGCCACTAGAGAATTTATTGCAAGTATACTAGCACTAAAAAGTGATATTTTTGTAGACAATAATAACACTCCTATCAAAATAAAAAACAAAGAAGCGTTTTATAACGAATTAGTCACAGCATTTACAAAAGCCACAGAAAGTTATCATTCTGAATATCAAAAAATAGTAAACAGTGAAAGAACTGTACAAGGAATCCTTAATGTCTAAAGGTATACTAGTACATGCATTTAATAATGAAGAAATAGATTACGTCAAGCAAGCATGTATGGTTGCAGAACGTGCAAAGAAGTATCTTAATTTACCAACAAGTGTAATTACTGACTGTAAAGTTCCAGATAATGTTTTTGATAAAGTAATTGATTTCAAAACACCACAAAGATATACAAGCAAATTATATAACAATGGTAATAGTGGCAAACATTTAACATTTAAAAATAATGCAAGAGTTTTAAGTTATGATTTATCACCATATGAGCAAACATTGATGATAGATACTGATATTATTATATGTGATGATGTTTACAAACACTGTTTTGAACAACATAATCCATTACTCATGTATAAAGATGCTTATCATTTAGGTCAAAATTTAGATTACAATGAGTTTAGTAAAATAAGTGATTCAAGTGTAGACTTTTATTGGGCAACTTGTGTGTATTTTGTAAAATGTAAACAAAACAAAATATTTTTTGATTTATTACAGCATATTGAAGAGCAATGGCGTCATTATAGAATGTTATATCAAATAGTACAGCAAACATATCGTAATGATTTTGCTTTTAGTATTGGTGCTCATATAATGAACAATCATTCTAAAGGTAATTTTGTTAATCCTATGCCAGGAAAACTTTTTTATACTATTGATAAAGATATTACACACGAAATAAATGAAGATAAACTTATGTTTTTTATTGATAATAATCCTATTGCTACAAAAGGACTTACAATACATGCTATGAACAAGTACAGTTTAGAGGAAATACTATGAAACAAGGTGTTTTGATATTTGCACAAAATAATTCTACAGATGATTATGTAAAACAAGCATACCTGTGTGCAATAAGTGGTATGAAAAATAATAATATGCATTTTACTTTAGTAACAGACAAGGAAGTTGACCAAAAGACTGCTTTTGTATTTGACAAAGTTATTGTATTGAAACATGACCAAGCAAAAAGTAGTGAATGGAAAATAGAAAACAGATGGAAAGCCTTTAACCTTTCTCCATATGACGAAACAATAGTTGTTGACAGCGATGTTTTATTTTTAGAAAAAATTAATTGGTCTAAGTTTAAAGATCAAGAACTATACTTTACGCAAAATCCTATTACATATAGACAAGAACCTATAAATGATACCTATTATAGAAAAGTCTTTTCACAAAATTACCTAATAAATGTGTACACAGGATTGTATTACTTTAAAAAAACAAAACGTGTTGCAAACTTTTTTGCATTACTAGAAACTGTAATAGAAAATTGGGAAGAGTTTTATGAAATATTCTGCAAAAATCATAAACCTAAACATTGTAGTATTGATGTTTGTGCGGCCATAGTGTTAGAACTTATGGAATATGATAATTTTCAAGACATAGACATAATAGATTTTGTACATATGAAATTACATGCTCAAAATTGGGTAGATACTAGTGAGCATTGGCAACAAAAAGTTGATTGGTATTTTAATGATGGTTTGAAAATTGGTAACCACCGCCAGCACGGAGTATTTCATTATACAGAAAAAGATTTTTGTGATAAAATTTTAGCAAGGTATGAGCAATGTACTGGTTAATATTTGATAAAAACACAAGCAAAGTTATAGGTTTACAAAACTATAGTCCGGATAATGAATATGCTTTAGAAGTTGACGAAGATTTATATGTAGATTTTATAGAGAATCCAGACAAAAAAGACAATTATGTTGTCAAGTTTGATTTGTCAAAAAAAGAATATACATTATTAGAATATGAAAAGCCAAAATTTAGTTATGATATAAAAGATGTAATTTATCATATTCCTAAACAAGGTAATGCAGACTGTATGATTACAAGAAATACAGAATGGCGTAATTGGAAATTGTTTGTAAATGTAAAAGAAAAACTTTTGTTGAATCCTAATCAAATGTGTAAGTTTAGTATTACAAAAGCAAATGATCCTCATTTATTAATTAGAACATTTGATGCTACAGTAGAACAAATAGCAAACGGACATACAGTTCAGTTCGAATATGATGACGAAGAAGGTGATGTAAGTATATACACGCCAAAGATATTTAACACTTATGGATATGTAGATGAAGCAATTTAAAGTTTTAGATTATGATATCATATATTTGTCATATGACGAGCCAAATGCAGAAGAAAATTACACGAACTTATTAACTAAAGTTCCGTGGGCTAAACGTATACACGGTGTAGAAGGATCAGATGCCGCACATAAAGCCTGTGCAGAAATAGCCAAAACAAAAAGATTTATTACCATCGATGGTGATAATCAAATAGATGAACAATTCTTGAATGAAGTAATTAACTTTCAAGAAGGTGTTGATCTTACTAGACACGTTGTTAGTTGGACTGCTGATAATATTATTAACGGACTGCGTTACGGAAATGGTGGTATAAAGTGTTGGGATAGAGAAACTGTCCTAAAAATGAAAACACACGAAAATGCAGATCCTGATAATATAGCGGCAGGTATTGATTTTTGTTGGGACCTTGAGTACATACAAATTAATAGTTTAATGAGTACTGTTCATAATAATGCTACACCACACCAAGCATGGCGTGCCGGTTTCCGAGAAGGTGTAAAAATGTGTTTAATTGAAGGTATTAAACCTGCAAAAAAAGAACTTATAGGAAATCATTGGAAAAATTTAGAAAGACTATATGTCTGGTGTATGGCAGGCGCAGATGTAACTAACGGATTATGGGCAATTTATGGAGCCAGAGAAGGATTGCACAAAACAATGTGTACTGATTGGGAGTATATTAATGTACGCGACTTTGAATACTTAAATGATCTTTGGAAAAATAAAGTGCAAGACGAAAGTGACTTATTAGAAGCAATTGAAGATTACGGTGAACGTATACTTGCAGATATAGAATTACCTATTGCTGTAACGCCCTTAGATGCTCAACAGAGCAAGTTTTTTAAAAATACATACCGCAACCCACCAAGACCTGAACATCCTTATATACGTACAAATACAACGCAATTTAACACTTTTTCGTCTAACTTTGTTCCTACTAAAAAAACTGAATATGATATTGTAATGATATCTTATGACGAAGCAAACGCAGACGAAAACTTTAACAAGTTAAAAACACGTTTTCCAAGAGCCCAACGTATACATGGAGTAAAAGGAATACATCAAGCACATATTGCCGCGGCAAATGTTTGTTCGACTGAAATGTTTTGGATAGTAGATGGTGATGCTGTAATTGCAGATGATTTTAACTTTGATTATATTGCTGAAGATAACAGAGCAGTACACGTATGGCGTAGTCAAAATCCTATAAATGATTTAGTATACGGATATGGCGGTGTAAAATTATTTCCAACACAAATGACTCGTGATATGGATACTAGTCGTCCTGATATGACTACAAGTATTAGTGATAGATTTAAAAAAATGGAAAAAATTTCTTGCATAACTGCATTTAATTCAAGCGAGTTTAGTACTTGGCGTAGTGCATTTAGAGAATGTGCAAAACTAAGCAGTAAAGTAATTGATAGGCAAAAGGAGGACGAAACAAATGAAAGACTCAAAACTTGGACAACCGTGGGACGCGATAGACCATTTGGGGAGTTTGCTTTGGCAGGTGCTACCGCTGGTATGGAGTTTGGCCTTTCTAGGGGGTCTGATCTTAGGTTAATAAATGACTTCAATTGGTTGTATGAACAGTTTACTGAAACTACAGATACAACAGAAGAATGGCAACAGATGTATAATGATAAAGAAACTACATCTAAAACACAACCTGTTAAAATAGAACTTACAGAAATACAAGCAGATACTGAATGGAAGCAAACAATACCTTTTAAAGAAGACGACCCATTACCGCCTAGAGATAATTTTATTGTAGATTTGCTAGATAGATTTGAAATAATGTATGGTGATAAAGTAACTAATTTAAGAAGATTTTATAATGATGGACATATGTTAGACATTCTTCGTATAACTGGAAATGAAGATTTACGTAAATTTGTAGAAGAAAGAAATTACCATAGTTTATTTAGATATCTAGAAGATAAAGGTATTGAAGGTATTGAAGATATAAGAAAAATGTATATTGAAAAAAATGTGCATAGTTTGTTTAGATTGTTAGGTGAAGATCATGAAGAGTTACGTAAAGCAATTACTGAAGATAATGTACACAGTTTGTTTAGGCTAGTTGGCGATGAACATGAAGATCTACGAAAGACCGTAGTTGAAGAAAATCTTCATAGTCTATTTAGATTGCTTGGAGACAATCATGAAGATTTACGTAAAGCAGTTACAGAAAAAAACATACACAGCCTTTTTAGATTACTAGGAGATGAATATGAAGATTTACGTAAAGCAGTTACAGAAAAAAATGTTCATAGTTTATTTAGACTTATAAACAATAGTGATACTACAGAAGATTTAAGAAAAGCATTAGTCGAATCAAATGAAATGAGTTTGTTTAGATTAATCGAAGGCAAAGATACATTAGTAGAAGATATAAAGAAAGCAGGACTATTTAAAAATATTTGGAGTATTAAAAGATTAGAACCTAGTGTTACTGACGAAGTCAATCTTACTATGGATAATAATAGACATGCATTATGGCGTGTATTAGAAAAATATACAGGTAGTTTATATGTTAAACCATTAGAAATACTTGATAAGCAAAATATAAAATATGATAAAGACGTAATGAGCAGAGGTCAGTTAAAAAGTAAAAAGTGGTTAGTGGAAGAAGTAAAAAAAGTTTGTCCTGATTTAGGAACAGTATTTTTATGTGCTGGTTGGTATAGTAGTGTTGTTCCGATGTTACAGGAACACAAAATAGATTTTGAGAAAATTAGAAGTTTTGATTTAGATCCTAAAGCATGGAAAATAGCAGAAATATTCAATGCAGACTTGGTAAGTGATGCATGGAAATTTAAAGCAACAACACAAGATATAATGGATATAGATTACGTTGAACATAGTTATACAACTGAAAGACTTGACGGAACAACTGCTCCGTTGACGGAAATGCCACACACTATTATTAATACAAGTTGTGAGCATATTGATAATTTTTCTAAATGGTATGATTTATTGCCCGAAGGAAGATTAATTATATTACAAAGTAATAATTATTTTAGCATTGAAGAACATGTTAATTGCTCTAGCAGTTTACAAGAGTTTAGTGCAAGTGCGCCTATGCAAACGGTTTTATATGAAGGAGAACTTGACTTAGGGCAATACACGAGGTATATGAAAATTGGACGCAAGTAAATTAACACTAAGACAATTACAAACTGAAAGTGCTAGGGCCTTGAGTTGTATGGAAGCAACTAATAATAACATTTATAAGTTCAACAAGCAAGCACATCACAACAGTCAAAATTGGTATGTTGCTGTTATTGAATGGTATATTGAACAGTATGGAGATTTACCAAGTCGTGCAGGTCCTGGTAAAGAAGTAAAGTTGGTATATGATGGATAAAAATTTTTATAACGCAAAAATAATTAAAAGAAACAATGCTACGATAAAACTTCAAGAGAAACATGCTACAAAAATAATAAAAGTTGATCAAGGGGGATGGGAAGAGGAATATTACAACTTATATGTACTATTTTCAAAAGATCACAGTTATGTTGTAAAGCCGATTGAATGGAAAACAAGAGATATTTATGAAATGGAACGTCTTGATATTGTTTGTGATGGGTACGATGTACTAGATGAAGGAGATGAGTACGATAAATTGCACAAAATGTCTACACTAGAAAATGCTCTTAAGATTGTAAAACTTTACAGCCAAATATATCTTGATTGTCTTGAGTTTAGTGAAAAACATCTTCCTAAAGGTCAATATTTTTTCCATGACGATGTTAACTTATCAAATATCGTTTTTACATCAGACGGTCAAATAAAACTTATAGATGCTGATTCGTTTAGAGTAGACAATAATTTTTTAAATATCTCACACAAAAGTTATAGCCAAGCGGGTCTACTTAAAGCACATTTGTTAAGTGAATTGTTAAAACAAAATGAGAATGTATAGATTCGAAGATATTAAGGAAGTTCATTTAGAGGTGACTCAACGTTGCCAGGCGGCCTGTCCTATGTGTGATCGTAATATGAATGGCGGTGCTGACAATCCTCACATAACAAATGCTGAATTAAGTATTGAAGATACCAAGCGTATGTTTAGTCCTTCATTTATAAAACAATTGAATGTTATGTATATGTGCGGTAACTTAGGAGATCCTATAGTTGCAAAAGATACTTTAGAAATATTTCAATATTTTAGAGAACATAATTCTAATATGTGGCTTAGTATGAATACTAATGCTGGCGCCAAAGATATCTATTGGTGGGCAAAATTAGCAGAAGTAATAGGAAGAAAGGGTGCTGTTATTTTTAGTGTTGATGGATTGCGTGATACAAATCATCTATACAGACAAAATGTTGTATGGGATAATGTAGAAAGAAACATGCAAGCATTTATTGATGCTGGAGGCAGAGCACGTTGGGATTTCTTAATATTTCAGCATAACGAACATCAAGTAGATGAAGCAGAAGCACTTGCTAATCAATGGGGGTGTGAAAAATTTATTAAAAAGAAAAGTGGTAGATTTGTAACTACTGATATAAAACCTAAATATCATCACCAAGCGGTAAACAGAAAAGGTGCTGAAACACAAAAACTGCAACAACCAAAAGAAGAAAAAAATAAAAATTTAGCATTGTTAAAACAAGCAGAAATAGTAAAGTCATATGGAAGTATGAAAGAATATTTAGACAAATGTTCTATAAAATGTAAAGTTGCGAAGCAAGGTAGTATATTTGTTACAGCAGAGGGATTGTTAATGCCGTGTTGTTGGACAGCAGGAAGAATGTACAAGTGGTGGCATGCAGATCCTAAAGTTGAACAAATATGGGATCATATAGATAGTGCTGGCGGAAAACAAGGAATTAGTATTATAGAAAATGATATAGAAGATGTAGTTAATGGACAACTAATCGGAAGCATAACAAATAGTTGGAATAAGTCTAGTGTTGCAGATGGTAAACTTGGAGTTTGTTCTCAAAAGTGTGGAACCGAGTTCGATCCTTATGGTGAACAGTTCAGATAAGTACGTATATCATGGCATGGTTTAATACAACACAAGTTGGTAGATTGCAACTAGAATGTACAAATTATTGCAATGCGGCATGTCCGCAATGCGACAGAGCCGATATGCATTCAAGCGATCTTAATAATGCCGCACATACGTTAGAAAATTACAAGAAATGGTTTAGTAAGTACAATTGGGATCAATTGCAAGATATTCATTTTTGTGGAAGTGTTGATGAACCAACTATTAATCCAGAATTAATAGATCTAGTACAATGGGCACATACATTAAGTATACAAACAAAAAAAATATCAATTAGCACCAATGGTGGTACAAGAGATGTTGCTTTTTGGCACAAGTTAGGTCGTATTAGTAAAAAAAAGGGTAAGTTAACTGTAATTTTTGGGATAGATGGTTTAGAAGATACTAATCATCTTTATAGACGCAATGTAAAGTGGGAAACACTACAGCGTAATTTTAGAGCATACATTGCCGCAGGAGGAGATGCTGTTTGGCAATTTATTGTATTCTCGCACAATAAACACCAATTAGATGATGTAAAGGAAAGGTTAGATCGAGAAGGATTTTCAAGACTAATGTTGATTCATAGTGATAGAGAAGTAGTAGATGAAATTGACAACGAAAGAGATACAAAATTTGAAGTACCAGACTGGTATGATACTAGCGATGCAAATAAGATTGACGATGTAAAAATGTCAGATCTTAAATTTGGTGATAAGGATAAGAAAGAAATACACAAAGCAAATACTGAAAGAAATTGTGTACAATGTCCTGCAAAAACAAGTAGTGGCGATACCGAATTTCACAAGAAGTTTGGCAATATATATGTTGATGCAAGAGGATATGTAACGCCTTGTTGTTGGATGGGTAATCCAAACGAAATTGAACAACTTTGGGAAACACACAAAGTTGATAAAAATTTACATAATCTACACCACACAAATTTAATGGATATAATAAGTGGTTATTGGAAACTTATAGACGATCACTTACAAACATATTTTGTTTGCGTAAGAAAATGCAAAAGATTAGTTAGAGATGTACACCTATAATGAAAGACTTTAAAGCACCATCAGAAACATTCTGCTTATTACCTTGGGTACATTTAAGTACCCGTCCTGACGGTAGCATGCGAGTATGCTGTACTGCAAATGCAAGTTCAGTTGGTCCTACAAACGATAAAGAACACGGAGGACAAGTTGGTATTCTCAAAGATGAGCATGGAAGACCTAATAACTTAAATGTTAGTGATTTTGAAACAGCATGGAATAGTACATATATGAAGAATGTGCGTAAACAAATGCTTAACGGAGAAATGCCTCCAAGTTGTATCAAGTGTTACAAAGAAGAAGCCGCAGGACATAATTCAAAACGTATGTGGGAAACACACTATTGGAGTCAGCGTGTTGATGTTGATAAAATAGTTGCAGATACAAAAGAAGATGGAAGTGTACCTCCACAGTTAGCATATATTGATTTACGTTTTGGAACTAAGTGCCAACTTGCTTGTGTTATGTGTTCACCTCATGATTCATCAGGATGGATTAAAGATTATAAAAAGATTTTTCCAGCAGTACAAGATGAAAGTCTTAAAGAAACTATGCAATGGAAAGACAAAGGCAGTTTTAATGGAAGTAGTTATAATTGGCATAAACAAAATCCTGTATTTTGGAATCAGTTTTATGAACAAATGCCAAGTATGCAACAAATTTATTTTGCAGGAGGTGAAAGCCTTATTATTGAAGAACACTACGAAATACTTGAACATGCAATTAAAATGGGATATGCAAAAGATTTAGAACTACGCTATAATTCAAATGGAGTTGAATGGCGTGAAGATTTATTTGACTTGTGGAAAGAATTTAAATTAGTACGTTTTCATTATTCAATAGATAGTATAAAGGAAATGAACGATTATATACGTTATCCTAGTAATTGGAAACGTCAAGAAGAAGTGTTTCATATTTTAGATAACGAAACACCTAATAATACAGAAGTTACAGTTGCTTGTGCAGTACAGGCTTTAAACATTTACTACTTACCTGACTTTATACAATGGAAACTAGAACAAAATTTTAAAAAAATTAACATGTGGCCTTTTGGAGCAGGTGCTATTAATTATCACTTTGTTTATCATCCACCACATCTTAATGTTAAAATTTTACCAAAGTGGTTTAAAGAAAAATGTCGTGAAAAATATGAAGCATGGTACCCGTGGTGGGAAGCAAACTGGGAAAAAGGTGTTCCTAGTTGGCACAAAGGAAAAGTTGATTATGATACATGGCGTAATGCTAGTTATGGAATAAGTAGACTTAACGGTATGTTACAGTTTATGGAAAGCGAAGATTGGACACAACGCTTGCCTGAAATGAAAGAATTTTTAGATTTATGTGACAAGCAACGTGGTATTTCTTTCGCAGAAACTTTTCCTGAAATGAAGGATATTTTTGAGGACATCAAATGAGTGATTGTACTTTTTGCCCATTACCGTGGAATAGTATTAACATGCGTAACAATGGTGATTTGCGTATTTGTTGTAACACAAACAGTTACAGTCCTAAGCGTGGTATCATGTCTAAAGAAGATGGTACTCCGTATAATGCAGGCAAAGATGATTGGAACGAAGCACGTAACGCAGAAATACTAAAAGAAGTAAGAAAGTCAATGATGAAAGGCGAATGGCATCCTGAGTGCGAACGTTGCCGACAAGAAGAAGTAAACGGTATTCGTAGCAGACGTGAGTATGAAAATGACGATTGGGGTAAATGGTTTGGCGATATAAGTTTAGAAAAAGTTTTACCACATACTGAAGAAGATGGAACTATTGATGCTGAAAGTTTGCCAATCGAATTTATGGATGTACGATACGGTAATTTTTGTAATTTAAAATGTAGAATGTGTGGACCTACAGACAGTCATAAATGGTATGATGATTTTGTTGCAATAACAGGAAAAACAGAATACAAAGATACACATGAAAAAATTAAACTTACTAAAAATGCCAAAGGCAAGTGGCATACTGATCAATATGATTGGTTTCAAAATAATAATAGATACTGGAGTAATTTTGAAAAGTACGGGCCTAAAGCAAAAAAACTTTATATAGTTGGCGGCGAACCTTTAATTATTAAAGAACATCAAGAAAGTTTAGAACGTTTAGTAGCGTCTGGTAAAAGTAAACAGATACAATTAGAATATAATAGTAATCTTACAATGGTTCCTGATAGATTAGTTTATCTGTGGGAACAATTTAAACAAATTAGAATTGGTGTTAGTATAGATGGCATAGGTGATGTGTTTAACTATCAACGCACTCCTGCAAAGTTTGATGCAGTATACAAACATATGATGACGCTACAGCAAAATGAAAAAATTAATCTCAAAGCATGGTTTGCGTTTACTGTTACACCTTATAATGTATTCCATATGGCAGATTTTATGAAATGGAAACTTACTGAAAGTGGATTAGATAAATTTAATCCTATTGATGGTATGAGACCTATACTTACACATCATATGTGTCATAGTCCTAAATATTTTAATGTAAAAGTTTTGCCTCCTGAATTAAAACAACAAGTAAAAGATTATTATCAAGAACATAAGGATTGGATTGCAACAACAGACTTTAGTGACCATGTAAAAGAAAATTATGCAAAAGTTTTAAATGGCGTAGAAAAATTTATGATGAGCGAAGACTATTCAGAGGAATGGTTAGAACATTTTGTAGATCAAACTAAAAAACTTGACGAAGTACGTGATCAAAATATTTTAGATATTGTACCGCAATATAAGGATTTATTTTAATGCACATAACTAATGAAAATCTAGACTGTGCTATTATCACGTTGTTTATACATAATGTATGCAATTATAATTGTAGTTACTGTGACGATTATCATAGAGATGGCAGTGAACGTTGGCCAACTGAATGGGAGCCCTACATCGATCTTATTGAAAAAATGCAAAAAAAGAACAAGTATCTTTATGTAGAAGTTTTAGGCGGAGAACCTACACTATGGCCTAAGTTCCAGGACTTTGTAGATACTATAAGTTCAGACACAGTTTTTGTAGAATTTAGTACAAACGCAAGTAGGACTTTAAGATATTGGGAAAAGTTTAGAACACACAGGGCATTTTGTTTTTTAAGTTGGCATAACGAATTTGCCGACGATGATCATTTTTATGAAGTTGCAAAAATTATGCAACATAAAGCAAGTGTAAGTATACCACTTATGATTACACCAGATAATTTTGAACGTGCTAAGGCTTTGTATTATAGGTTGACTGATCTGAAAGTAGAAATAACTCCAAAATTTACAAGGACTAGTATAGGTGGTACAAACTATTTTAAATACACTGACGAACAAAGAGAATGGATACAAAATAATGCATGGCATAAAATGAAGCCATTTGGTATAGATTGGACCATACCTCGAAACTTACATTTTGATGGTGATCCGTTAAAGTTTATGAAAGTATTAGATCAACAAAAGCATATATTCAACGGATATACTTGTACAGCAGGTATAAAAAGATTAATGGTAGAACCAGATGGCAATATGCTACGTTGTACAAAACGTGTTGGTGGAAGTTTGGGTAATCTTAAAACGGGTGCATACACACTACCAGAGGATCCTATAGTGTGTAATTATAAAGCATGTCCTTGTAAATTGGACGCAATAGTGGAGAAATGGATATGAGTATATTAGATAAGTTTAAAAATTTAAACATTGGCGAATATATAGGAATGAAATTAAGCGGAGGAGCAGATAGTTCTATCCTATACTATGCTTTATGCAAACATATCAAAGATAATAATTTAGATACTAAAATAATTGTAGTAACATTAGATACAGATTTTAAAAATTTATATATTGCAGGCGCAAAACGTGTTATAGATATCGTAAAAGATCTTACAGGAATAGAACCTATTGAACATTTTACTTTAACAGTGCCACATAGTGACAGAAATTATACTAATGGCCAAGAACAATTAGTTGCAGAAGTAAAAGAAAAATATGGCGATATAGGATTTTTTAGTGGACTAACAAAAAATCCACCTCCACTAGAAATGAAAAATTATTTTAAAGAAAATGCAAGTAGGCACGGACTAGATTTCTCAAGAATACAAAAGCATCTTGATATTAGAGATACTAATAGGGATAATATTTCACATCCTAACACAAATCCATATAGAGTTTTTGGTGCTACTGACAAAAAAGGTACTGCAAGTGCGTATGAAGAATTAGATATGATGGAAAAATTATATCCTTATACTTTTAGTTGTGAAAATGCGCCTTATGAATTATTAGATGATAAAGGCAATCATTTGCATTGTGGAGAATGCTTTTTTTGTTTAGAAAGATATTGGGGGTTTGGACGCATAGTATGAAGTATGAAGATATAACATTTGAAATGCTAGGTACCAGACGGCAAAGGCCTATGTACCTAAGCAAGTTTACCAAATTTCGAGAAAATTTAGATATGCAAAGATATCCAAAAGATCCTCATGAGTATACAAAAACATTTTTACAAATTATCGACGAATGGATTAACGCACATAAACGTGTGCAGTACAAAGGATTAAACACTTTTGTACGCAGAGATGCAATTCTAGGAACTACACACCAATTAGATGAACTACATCAACTGTATGGACGTAATATAACAGTATACAAGGGTGAATACAAGTATCATAGACGCTTAACAGACTTCAATGTAAATCAAATTACTCATTATAGTGATCTTAAAAAAGGTGATGTTTTTATAGCAAGTTATCCTAGTTGTATCACTACAAATTATCATAAGGATTTTGACAAGTTGTTAAATCATTGCGACAGACATGACATTCCAGTACACATTGATGGAGCATGGTTTGGACAATGTAGAAATTTTGAATTTGATGTTACACATCCTGCTGTTAAAAGTGTCAGTGTAAGTTTATCAAAAGCACTTGGTATGGGCAGTCAACGTATTGGCATACGCTATACTAGAGAACGTGTAAATGGACCTATTGCTATTATGAACGATTTTGCTTATGCAAATGTAAGTGACATGTGGTTAGGAGCAGAAGCAATGCAACATTTTGGTACAGATTTTTGGTGGAGTAATTATGAAAATTTATATACAAAAGTGTGTGCAGATTTTAATTTACAAGAATCAGATAGTATTCATGTAGGATGGATAAGTGATGCGGACGGTAAGCATCAATTTGGCGTGCGTACACCTTTGCGTTTTTTAATCGAAGGCGTATTTGATGAACGTGGTACTGACAAAGGATTAAACAAAGTTGAAAGAGATGAACGTGCATAGACCATATTGTTGGGCTCCTTGGGTGAACTTACAACATGGAAATGTGTTGGAAGGTAACACTCCGTGCTGTGAATGGAATGGAGATGGTCATAAAGGTTCTATAAAAGATTATATTAATAGTAAACATTTACGAAAAATAAAAAAGAACATGATTAACCCCATAGGAAAGTTAAGAAAATCTTGTGAAGTATGTCGAGAAAACGAAAAAATAGGAAATAAAAGCAGACGGATGTACTTGCACGAAGATGAAGATGTAAAAGTTATAACAGACAGTTGGAAAGATAAAGATATCTTACAACCAGATGTTAATCATATTGTTTACTTAGATTATAGACCTAGTAATTTGTGCAATTTAAAATGTCGTATGTGCGGTGCTTCAAGTAGTAGTATGATTGGCAAGGAACAAGGTATAGAACCAGAAATAAAAGTTCCGGCAAAAGATTATAAAAATTTAAATATGTCTACATTAAAAAAAGTAGCAGTGGTAGGTGGAGAACCTAGTATACAGCAAGACCTTTATGATTTTTTAGATTATTGTTGTGAGTTAGGATTAAACAACACATTAGAGTTATCATTTACAACAAATGCTACAAACACAAATAAAAAATGGATGGATAGGTTATCCAAATGGAAATATATTAGCGTACAAATAAGTCTAGATGGAATAGGATCAACAATGGAATATATTAGAAATGGTGCAAGTTGGCCTGCCATAGAAAAAAATTGTACAGTGTATGAAGAAATATTAGGCAAAGACAAAATAGAATACAGCATAGTTGCAACTGCATATAATATACCTAATGTAGAAGATTGGGCGCCTTGGTTTTTAGATAAAAATAATGTAAGTATTTGGCCGGTAGAAGGAAAACACTGGCAATCTGTAGATGCAATTCCAACAAATATACTTAAAGAAAAGTTAAAATATTTAAAGAATTATAAGGATGTGACATGGGTTTTAAATTTAATCAATATGATTAATATGGCACATTACAATCATAAACTCAACGAACAATTAAAAAATGAAACTTTTGATTTACAGAATATTAGAGGGGGTCACATTTATGATGTAAATAAAATATATAAGGATTTTATATAAGGAAAAATTAAATGCAATATGGTAGTTACGATATAAATTTAGATATAAATTATTACAAAGAAATGGCCCAGAAAGCATTTCTTTCTGATAAAATTAAATACACAGGTAAGTTCAATTTAAATTACTTTGTTGATACACCTAAAGATGTAAACGAACACATTGGAAATTATTTTTCTGATTCTTTAGGACTTGGTAAATTTGATTGGAAGTTTCAATATTTTCATAGTGGAGAGCCTGCTGGATTACATACTGATTTTACAACTGTACCTTGGGACGATACAACTGACTGTAGAGTTGATGTAGGAGTTATAATACCGTTAGAATGGAACTGTAAACAACCCTACACAGTAAATTACGATAGAGTAGAACATAAACCTAGAAAAGCAATATACAAAGATGGTAATATGAAGTATACTGACAATGGTGAAATTATTAATTACAGACATACAGAAAATTTAGATGAAGAAGTTGCAAGGTATAATCCAAGAGGCACATGGTATCACAGGTTATATTTTGATTTAAAAGTTGAAAGTGTTTATGAATGGAAATTAGGCACAGCAATGGTGTTTGATACTGCAAGATGGCACAGTAGCAGTTGGTATCTATCTAGCAAAGAACTTTTAGAAACAAGTACAGAATACAAAAGAGCAATTATAGGTTTCGGTTCTACTGATATTCCTAAAGGAGATTTAAGTGATAAACGCTATTAACCATACGCGGAAAGAAGATTTCAGCGTAGTATGGGATTTAGGTAGAAGATGCACTTATGCGTGTACGTATTGTTTAGATCATAGAAGTAATAAAACTTCTCCTTTTGTAGATTTAAATGCCTTGAAACAAACCTTAGATGGTGTAATAGAATATGGACAATTACTTCAACAATATAGAAGTTATGATCTACCTATTGACTTAGCGTTTACTGGAGGTGAACCGACTGCTCATCCAGATTTTTTTGATTTTCTTGAATACGCAAAATTAAAGTATCCTTTTGTTAGAACTAATTTAACTACCAACGGTTGTTATTCAAAACGTAAAGCAGAACAGGTTATGAAAACTTGCCATAGTACCACTGTTTCGTATCATGCAGAAGCAACTGACCTAGAAAAAGAATTAGTAAAAAATAATCTACAACTTATGTACGATTCAGATTATAATTTTAGTGTAAATGTTATGTTTCATAAAGATTATTTTGATGAATGTGCTGATTTGTGCGATTGGTTAAAAGATAGAAAAATTAGAAATACAGCGAGACCAATCGGTGACAGTTCAGATCCACAAGATGTTGCTGACGGATCTGCACACTTGTATTCACAACAACAATTAGATTATTTTAAAAACCAATGGGAACGTAAAGAAACAACCAAAAAAGATGTAATGCAGATGGCAATAAAAAAACGTGCAGAAACTTCTATTGGCAGACCTTGCTGTAATGGCAAATGTTTAAGTATGAAGATCGGTGATAAATGGGAAAGAGGGTTTAGAGTACCTACAACAAATTTTAATGGTTGGAATTGTATGGTTAATTGGTATTTTTTATATATTAATAGCGAACTTGACGGTGTGTGGCATCATCAAACTTGTCAAGTAAATCTTGAAGGCGAAGTAGGACCTATAGGAAAAGCAAGCGAGTTTGATAAAATTATAGAACCGTTGCGTGAAAAACTAAGGTCAGGAAAAATGCCAGTCATAAAATGTCCTAAGTTTCATTGTGGTTGCGGACTATGTGCTCCTAAAGCATTATATGAGCAAGATGCAAAAGAAATATTTGAACAAAGAACAAAACACTTAGAACCTGTCTTTCAAAAAGAAGCAGGAAATTGGAATGGTAAAACTATTTGGACAAGGTTTAAAGAGATTGATTCGAACGTCTAAAAATTTTAATTTCTTTGTCTCCATCGGATCCTGCATGATATTTTACTTCACCATCTAATACACCTTCAGTTCTGTCGAATCCTTCTAAAGGATGTCCTATTCCTACGGCCAGTGTTGCGTCCCATATTTTTTTCCTAAAATGATTCCAAACAAATGCATTTGTACGATGTTCGTCAATACATTTACAAAACCCTGTTTTATATCCCAAATTGGCGGCGGCAAGTGCGGCGGCTCCTGAACTAAGCCCCATAGACATTGCTATATCATTATATGGCTCATATCTGTTATATTTCGGGTAAGTTGAATATAATAAAACTAATGGAGCATAGGTTTGGCTATTTCTCCATTCTTCACCTGCTGGATTATCAACATCAATAGCACAAGTGGTATAAAACTCTCTTGCAAGAGGCTCTTCTTCTATAACTGTAATGTTATAAAAATTTTGTTGCTGTTTTGTAGGCATACTAGTAGCACAGTTTAAAATGTATTTTACATGCTTATTAGGTATTCTTTTCGTATGATCAAAATTCCTTTGACAGCGTTCTACAGTTCTAGCCAGTCTAACCATATCCTTCATATCAAAATTCTCCGTATTAATAAGTATATGTATATTGTGCTTGACATATAATCATATTTATCGTATAATAATATCATGACAGAAGATATTAAATAATATCATGACAGAAGACTTAAAATGGAGTAATTATGATTTTACAAAGATCCCATTTGACGATATTGTCTCTGTGGGTCAACGCACTTTGCTTTATCGTGATTTATTTACTGTATCCTGGCTACTCGGAAGGTTCTGTAACTATAGATGTTCCTACTGTTGGCCTTACGCAAGAAGCGATCGTAAAGACCACCGTCCTACCGAGTTATGCTTGCGAACAGTGGATGAGATTAAACGTCAAGCCAGAGACAACGGTTTCAACAGTTTTCACTTCTCCTTGTCAGGAGGAGAACCTACATTCCATCCTGGATACTTGGATATATTAAAGTATCTAGCCGACGATGTATCTAATACAAATTATACTAGTATTCATATGACTAGTAATTGTAGCCGACCTATGAAATGGTTTAACACTTATGTTGAATATGCTAAACCTTTTCATAGAGCGAGCATAACCGCAAGTCTGCATGTAGAACACGTAAACAGTAAGGAGAAGATGCAAGACTTTGCAGACAAATTGATCTTGTGTCAAGAACATGATGTACAAGTTACAATTAATCAGGTCATGGTGCCTGAACACTTTGAAAGAGATTGGGAAAACGCTCTCTTCTTCCACGAACGTGGTATCAATGTCACTCTTAAACCTCAGTCCGATCCAACAGCCTCTAGAGTGGTTGAAGGATACAAGGAGGAAGATCTTAAAAGACTCTGGAACGGAATGCCACAAAGAGGATATACAGAAAGTAAAAGGGTCTGGGCAGAAAGACCGAAAGCCTCATTCCAAATACCTCATGGAGTAGAAGGAAAAAATGATGCCAGTGTTCCTTGGCATATGCAAGTAGAACTAAAAGATTCTAATGGTAAAAAGTGGTATATGGACCAAGCAGAACGTTTTAATGCCTTTAATTTCAATAATTTCGAAGGATGGCGGTGTAACGCCGGTTTTAGCGGACTTATAATACGCGAGCCAGACGGTAGCGTAAAAAGGAGTTATTCGTGCCATGATGCACCACTAGGCAACATAGAAACAGGTTTCGAACTGTTTAAGACACCTAAAATGTGTATTACTAAAAGTTGTGTAAGTTCAGCAGATTCAAAGATACCTAAAAGGAAATAGTATGGCTACTATAAATGTTATTGATAACTTAGAGTTAGAAATACCAGATTCGACTTTGGGTATTACACTAAGTGGTGGAGCAGATAGTGCATTACTCTTATATTTTTTATTAAAATATACAAAGCATAAACTTCACATTTTTACGTTAGCAAATCAAAGTAAGAATATATGTAATGCATTAGCATCAGTAAACGTAGTAAGTAAGTGTGCAGAACTTACAAACAACTATAATTTTTTACATCATATATCATACGCAACTACTCAAACAGACGAAAAATTATTTCATACACCAAAAAATTATTATAACGATAAAACTATTACTCATGTGTACACAGGTATAACCAAAGACCCACCTAAGTCTGTAACTGATACTTTTAATCAAACAACAACAGAAACTCATGAACGAGATCCTAATATAGTAAGAAATACAAAAGACGGAATTGCTTTTACTCCGTGGACTAATATTGATAAAAAATATCTATGTAAAATATATAAAAAATATAATCTTTTAGAAAACTTATTTCCTTTAACTAGAAGTTGCGAATGGATTAAAGAATTTGACACTCCAGATCCAGGCATGGGACATTGTGGTAAGTGTTGGTGGTGTGAAGAACGCAAATGGGGGTTTGATCAAAGTGGATAAAACACATTTACAGACCGGTGCAAGACCTATATTTGATAAAGAAATTTATGATTATGTTCGAGAAGTTTCGGCTGATTGCTGGAACGAGCCAACTACAATTATGACGTTTGCTGACATAGATTTATTTAAAAATTTGTACAAAAACCAATTAAATGAATATAAGCACTCAAATGTACTAGGACTGGATAAATTCGCTTGTACGGGCGTTATAGACGGTGTAACAGGTGCTTTTATGGACTGGTATGCATACTATACAATAGCAAATTTAGTGGTATTAAAAGGTGAATATCCATTCCATGCACGTAACGGTTGCACTGTATTAGACCACTTTTCTGACATACAAAAAGGGCAAACTTTAATATTAAGTATGCCATTTAGTGCAACAGGCAACATACATGAAGATTATTACAGCATTATAGAACATTGTAACAATAACAAAGTAGATGTATTATTAGATTGTGCATATCTTAATATTAGCAATATTGGTGATGTAAATATTAACGAACCCTGTATCAAAAGTGTAGCAACAAGTCTTAGTAAAGTTTTTGCTACAGGTATGAATAAAATAGGTATCAAATTTGATAAAGAAGAAATACAAACACCAGTTAAACAATTAAATGATTGGTATTATTTAAATCACTTTAGTATGAATTTGCATATCAAATTAATGAATAAATTTAACTTGTCTTTCATTTATAATAAGTATCTACAACAATCAAAAGAAGTATGTACTTTCTTTGGAATTGATACAAGTAATACTTTATTATTTGGTTTAAGTAAAAATAATAATTGGAAAGAATTTAGTCGTGATGGATTATGTAATAGGATATGTATTTCTAAAATATTATCGGAGTAAAAATGTATAAACAAATTGTAAATTACAACATAGATATAGAACGTCTTAAAACTGAAACGGTTTTACTTTTTGAAAATAAGGATTTATTTTCTGATACATTTAAAACCCAATTAGGTTTGACATATGCAAATGAAAAATCAAAAAACAAATACTTAGATGCTGTAGGTAGTTTAGATTGGGATTACGAAAATTGGGATGGAGAAGGAAATCCTCCACCGCGTAAAGATAAAGTTAAAGAAAAGGACTTTGTTAATATTGTTCCTGATCTAAAAGGAACTTATCTTTATGAGTTGCTTCAAGATTTGCAAAATAAATTTAACATAGGTAGGACAAGGTTATTACTTATGGAGCCTAAAACCTGTTTAACATGGCACCAAGATAGCACATATAGATTACATATACCAATTATTACAAATGACCGTTGTATGATGGTATGGGAAAATAAAACTGTTCATATGCCACAAGGAACTTTGTATTGGGTAGACACAACACAGCCACATACTGCGTTCAACGGTAGTTTTGAAAAACGAATACATCTTGTAACAACTGTAGAGAATAAACAATGACTGGCACATTAACACAACTAAAACCTTTTGGCCTACAAATAGAAAACTATAATGTAGATAATCCTAGGATTGATTTAGAACAATTAGTATGGCAAAACGGATTTGTTGTTTTGAAAAGATTGGATACGCATTGGTCTGTTATAAATGAGATAGCACACAAACTAGGCAATGTTGCAGATGCAAGTCCAGTTGACCATCCAGAGTGTAAGTATGTAGGACAAATTACAGGACAAAAATATGAAGATGGTTCACCTAAAGGACGTATGGGTAAATCTACTGAAATAGGTTGGCATAGTGATAATTGCGTTACAAAAACTCTTGCTCCGTTTATTATGTTTCAAGGTATAGAAAATTTAGATAACGGCACACAACAGTATCTAAGTAATAATATGGTTTTCAATAACCTAAGCAAAACTGCTAAAGACGAACTGAGACAAGCAGAAGGAAATTTTTATTTCAATCATGATGTATTTCAAAATGATTTAGAAGACTTAATTAAACCTCATACTAATTGGAAAAAAATTGTTATTAAAGATCCTTATGGAAATGAAGGTTTATTTTTTCCACATTTATTTTGTACAGAACTTAGAGGAACATCTGATAATAATTACTATTTCGAATTACTGCAAACAAAATTTAAGGAAGCAAAAATTTATGAACATAAATGGGATATTGGTGATTTGTTTATAACAGAAAGTTTATTTACACAACACAGACGCCCGCCTACAGATAATCCTAATAGGTTATTATACAGAGTTAATTGTGGTAAGGAGTATGCATGGACAGAATAATTACATACATGGATCTTGTTAATCTTGATATTCCTAACAAAGAACAAGTTGCACAAGAAATATTATCCTTACCAGAAGATGATTGGTACTGGATTAAATTTCATGGTGCATGGATGTGTAGTTTATATAATGCTAGGCCGGACGTTGGTTGGTTTGAACAATACAGTTTTAATCCTAATTTACCAAAAGAATCAGCATCGGTTATTGCTTTACGTGATTACGTTTTTCCTTATATTGGTGGAGTAGGAAATGTCACAGTTATTAAAACTAAGCCTGGCGAAATGTTAAATGATCATGTTGATAGTGCGCCAGAAGAAGTTGGCGGCATGCAACATAAATTTAGATGGGTGGTCAAAGGCAAAAAAGAAAGCACACTGTATTTCTTTGATGAAAATAGCAATAAGCATTATTACGAACCACAAACTGATGCATATGTTATAAACGGCTCACACCCGCATGGTATGACTAATACAGGTAATGATATTAAATTAACTGTTTGTATAGGATCTCCTTGGAAACCTAACAAAGAATATTATAAAAATATTGAAAGTTTAGAATATACTAGTTTACCGTTTCCAAAAGAAATTAAAAAAGAATGGAATGATCCAAGATTCGACAATGAAAATAAAATAGGTTTAGGTGTAACTGAGTTTAAGCAGAAACTCTAAAAGGATTTAATTCTTCGTTAATATTTTTTGATATTTTAAGTCTTGCACTAGTAATATACTCTTTAATATCAATATCTTCTTCGTTTAATATACTATCAATAATATCTTCAGCACTTTCAAAGTAAGTATCTTTAGGATAAAACATTCCTATTCTACTTATGTAATGATGTATGCCTTGTTCGTTTGTGTATGTTCCATCTGGATAATAAAATGCATTTTGTTTGTTAAACATGAATTCATGTCCGCCTGAAATATAATATAAGAACACATTTCGATCAACTGCATCTTTAGATACTTTTGTATTTCCAGCAACTTCTATCTTAGCATCATATGTTGTCTTAGATTTGATAAGTTGACCTTTCGTGAAATAATCAATCCAACTATACTTTGTTGTAAAGTTTGTATTGAATTCAGTTTGTTCTCCATCAATAAGTATATTTTTATTGAAGTGTATAAGATCTAATAATAAGTCTTTGTCTACTTGCTTGTAAGTGTCTAAGAAAAACTGTGTAATTTGTTCATAGAAATGATTTTTTCTTTCTTTTGTGCCGTGTAAAAATAACCAAGCATTAGAATAACGATGAAATTTTAATTTGTCTTTTTGATAAGGAAACCAAAGAGGTACATCTCTTTTTTTATCACGCACTGCATCTTCTTTACTTGCTAACAACGTATCAAAAAATTCTTTATCGCCTTTTGTTTGAAACCAGTCAACAATTTTTTCAATCATATCACATGCTTCAATATCATACTCGTTTTGCAAATATCTTCCTACATAGAATATTGTTCTTCCTAACCATAACACTTGGATCAAATCACGTATGTCTCTAATATATCTCATATCTTTTCTTGAAATTGTACTTGTACTTCCAATAATATATGCATATTCTTTTTCATCGTCAAACGGACTAGGTCCTTGTTCGAACTCGTCCCATTCTAATTTGTAAATATCTTCATGTTTTTCTAAACTTATTTCACTATTTTCTAACCATGCTAATTTGTAAACATTTATTTCTAGTGGATTATATTTTAACAACTTACTCATACCGTTTAGAAAACTTTCTTTTGTTTCTAACGGCATTCCCATAATCATTTCATGATAGTAAGGTAATCCTTTTTTAATAAAATTTTGTGCAATCCATTCAAAATCTTTTGTAATGCTCAAGTTATCTCTTCTAATTGCTTCCAGTGTAGGCGTATGTAAACTTTGTAAACTAAAAGTTGCACCACTTCTGCTAAAGTCAAATTTCTCTAATATCTCTGCAATACGTAAAACTCTTTCTTTGTTATTTTTTGCATACGTAATCGCTGTTGTATGTAATTTAGGATTAGGATGTTGTAATTTTGCCTTGATTAAATATTTTGCAATATCTAGATCTCTATGCAAAATACCAAAGTTAGCATCAGAAAACATTATTTCGTGTACGTTGCCTACATACCAATCAATTTCGTCTTTGATACGCTTCATGCTAAAACGTCTTAATTTTTCTTCCAATCCCCAATCACAGAATGTACAAGTGTAAGGACATCCTCTATTAGTTTCTAATACACCTTGTATTTGTATATCTTTAGGCAATTTTGCAACTAAGTCATCATATAGTCCTAAAGCACATGCACTAGGGTAATCTAATTCTTCTTTGTGATTCAAATACCTTCTTGTAGACTGTTTGCTTATAATTTTTCCATTTGCAGTTTTGTGAAAACAGTCATTATAGAAATGGGATTTATAAATGCCTTTTTCAGCAAGTATTTCTCTAAGCATCATTTCTAACGCTACTTCTCCTTCACTGTTTACGTAATAGTCGAACTGAGGATTATCTGCAACAAATTTTTCAAAACGTTCGGGGTCTTGCGGTACTTCATTTCCGCCTACAATTATTTTTACATCAGGATATTTTTCTTTTATTGCTTTTGTTAGTTTTATAGATCTGTTTCTATTCCACATATACATGCTTACAAGCACAACATCAGGTACACCGTTTTTGTCAATTTCTGGAAACAATTCCATAACACTTGTTTCAGGCTTATGATATGTTGCCCACCCTGTAAAATTAAGATGTTCGTATACATCATCTACTGTAGATAGATAACTCCATAATGTGCCAATACTTACAGGTAAAGTCACAGTATAGTGAGCATTCAGTTGTACACCAAAAACGTTAAGCAAAAAATTCTCCGTTACAATATTTTTCGTATACTTCTTGATATGTTTCTTTAAAATCAAACTGTAAACTAAATCTATTATCTTCTTTATTGTCTACAGCATGTAAAACCTTTGCATCAAATACAATTACTTTACCTGTATAATCTACATCAAACCATTCTGACGTATCATCATGGTAAAATTTAATTGGTTCGTATACTTCATTAGTATATATCGGAAAAAGTATAGCAGTATGTCGTTCCGTATCTCTATGAATAGTAGGCCCATTATGTGGTGGAAACTTTAGTAGTTGAGTTGTCTTATAATCAAGATAAGGAAAATTTAGACTTTCGCGTATTGTTTTTATAGGTTCTTTGTTTTGTAAATCTTCATAATACCTATATGTTACACCAGTAAAGTTATCAATAGTGTATTTTGTTTCATCCCACTTTGGTGGAATGTAACTATCCCAGTTGTCAATATTATAAACTATGTCGGCTAGTGCTTTCATATCATAATCAAATTCAAATGTAAAACAAACTTTATTATCCATTAAAAACTATTTCCATTGTTTGCTGTGTTGCCTCTGCACTGTATTTACAGTAAACTCCACGTTCTCTTTTGTAATTAAGTGTATTTTCGTGCCATGTACCTATGCCAGGTTTGCTAAAACTATGATGTGTTTCAGGCCATATAGTTAGTTTACAATTAGTTGCTTTTTGATAATCTAAATCATAAAAAGCAGGTGTCCAATTATCTAATTCTCCTACAAATATGTGAACTTTATGATTACGTATTTGATATATTTCTTGTGGTAATACTGTAGGTTTTAATCCTGGATATAAACAATAACTCTCTTTCCAATAGTCAGGATAATCATTTTGTTGTAGCCAAATTCCTGCTGTACCACCGTCTGAAAACCCTACTACTTTACTATTAGTTATATCTGCAAAAGGTATGATTTTTTGTTTATTTAAAATGTATTCATATGCTTTTATTTGATCTTTAGCACGTTGTTCTGGGTCAATTCTAAATTCTTCCATACTTTCCCAATTTTGTTTGTATATGCCTCTATTGCTATAACTGTCAACAATGATAACTGTATACCCTAATTCAAATGCACGTTCAATCCATAAATCTTCATTACTACTGATTCCGCCACTGCCGTGTATTAGCCAAACGCAAGGTTGTTTTTTAACACTTTGATTATTTGTTTTAACCATAACAGCAATATCATCAATAGAAAAAAATGAAGTTTTACAAGTTGTTACAGTCATTGTAGTCTCATTATAT